ACGTGCTTGTGGAATGCCTTTCCAACAAATTCTAGTTAACGCTGGATATGAGCCAACAGATGCTCAAATGATTGCGAAATACCAATTAGTAGAATCTGGTAATGATGTTTGGGCAGGTTATAATCTTAAAACTGAAGAAGTTGTAAATATGAAAGAAGCAGGTATTATCGATCCTACAAAAGTAGCTCGTACTGCTCTTCAAAATGCCGCTTCAGTAGCTGGTACTGTACTACTAACAGAATGTACTGTAGTTAACGAACCAGAAGATGATAAATCTAACCAAATGGATCCATCTATGATGGGAATGATGTAAATTTTTAATTTTAATTATATGAACAAACAGGAAATTTTCGAACAAATTATGGAGTTATTTGACAAATTTGTAGCTCAACACAACGGTACTACAAAGAAGTCACAACAAGAAGCCCGTAAGAGCTTAGGTGCCATTAAGAACTTGGTAACCGAGTACAGAAAAGCCTCAGTCACTGAGTCTAAGTAATAATTAAGGGGGAGCTTGTCTCCCCCAAATTATTTTCGTATATTTAAGATTATGGAAGTAAAAATAGAAGAAAAAAATGTTTTAATTGCTCGGCGACAACCCCCTGGAGATCGTTGGCGTCTTGTAGCAAATGAGCCTGGTGGTCCTATTCATAAAACTTTAACGGATACATTAGAAGCCTATATGGTAAGGACTGGATTTAAGGGAGAATATCGATTAGCTCCTTTAAAAAGTGAATTATATGCTATCCAAACCAATGAAATAGAAGTTAAACCAGAACCAGAAAAGAAATACAGCATTTATGGCGAGTACTAAAAACCATACTTTATTAAATGAACGTTATCGTCCTGATGTTTTAGAAAATTTTGTAGGTAATGAACATATTAAATCTAGAGTTCAAAAATATCTAGACCAAAATGATATTCAAAACCTTATTTTCTATGGACCTGCAGGTACTGGAAAAACTACTCTAGCTAAAATTATAGTAAATAATTTAGAATGTGATTATCTCTATATCAATGCCTCAGATGAAAGAGGTATTGAAACTATTAGAGATAAAGTACAAGGTTTTGCTAGTGTAGCTTCATTTAAACCTATTAAAGTAGTTATTTTAGATGAAGCAGACTTTTTAACAATTCAAGCTCAAGCTTCATTACGTAATATAATTGAAACGTTTTCACGTACTACTCGTTTTGTAATGACGTGTAATTTTATAGAGCGTATAATTGATCCACTTCAATCTAGATGTCAAGTACTTAAAGTAGTCCCACCATCAAAAGTTGATGTTGCTAAGCACTTAGGAAATATTCTTTTACAAGAAGATATTACTTGGGAACCTAGAGATATTAAAACCATAGTAAACCAAAACTACCCAGATTTAAGAAAGTGTATTAACTCTCTTCAATTATACAATCTAGAAGGTAGATTAGTAATAGATTCTAATATTGCTATTTCTTCTAACTATATTGATGAAGTTTTAAAAGAACTAAAATCTGATAAACCTAATTTTAAAAATATTCGTCAAACTATAGCTGATGCCAATGTTGATGATTATGAAGAATTATTTAGAAGATTATACGATAGTTCATCTGAGTATATGTCTGGAAAAGAAGGGACAGTTGCTATGTTAATAAATGATCATCAGTACAAAGCTAATTTTCGTATTGATAAAGAAATAAATACTATGTCACTAATCCAAAATCTAATAAACCACAAGTAAAAATGAATCAAAATCAACAACCACAGTTAAACATTGATCTCAAAAACACTACTCCTGTAAATAATTTTGACGGAGGAAGTGTATTCCTACAAGGAGTAATTCTCCGTAAAGTATCACGTTTTGTAACTGGAACTAATGAAGATGCTATGCTTCCAATTCCTGTATTTTACGATCCTGCTACTAAAAAAATTCTAGCTGATTCCGTTCCACAAGATTTAAGAGAGGAACTTAAAGACGAGTTAATGTGAAATGAAAAATATTTTTGATTGGCTAAAACAGATTAACACTACCAAATCCCCAGTCGACTCATTTGAAGATTCAGATTGGGAAGTTTGGAATAGTTATATGGTTCATCGTTTTTTAAGCCAAAATGAAGATTTTCTAGAATTAGTAAATGAAGTTCAAAAAATTCCACCTCAAAACAAAAAACAGATATATTCTGTTTATGTAGAATATATTCCTAGAAATAATAAATGGAATAAATATATTAAATCTCAAGTTAAAGAAAGAAATAAAGATTTAATATCTCATTTAAAAGACCATTTTGAAATGTCCTCTAGAGAGGTAAAAGAATATTTATATTTCTTGGATAACGACTACTTAGTTCGTATATTGACAAATAGAGGTTTAGATAAAAAGGAAATAAAACAATTATTAAAATGAAAAATATCTTATTAAATGCTGTTCGTAAACACGCCGAAGGGCACATTGCCAAACATAAAGCAAATGTTGAAGTTTATTTAAATAGTGTAACTGGTATTGGTGAACACCCAGATATCATTCAAGCTATTGAAGATGAATTAAAACAAATTGGTCATTATCATGAACAATTAGAAGTGTTAGATACTTATTTCTCTTCTAAAGACCAAATCAATGGGTGATTCAATTAAAGCTTTTTACGAAAAAGAGTTAGATAGACTCCAAAGTCCAAAAAATAAAACTGTAAGGGACTTCCAATTAAAATACCCTGAATTAGCTGAGGCTTTTAAAGAAATCCAACAGGAGCAATATGAATTATTTGCTGCTAAAATGATGGATTATGGTCTAGAGAATATTGCTTTAGGTTCTAACCTTGAAGAGCAAGAAGATAAAGACTTCTCAATGATGGGTATTTGGTTACGTTGTAATGATAAAATTAATAGGTTAAAAAATCTATTAAAACGTGATGGAAGTGCTTATGTTAAAAATGAACCTATGATTGACAGCTTTATAGACATATCCAATTATGGAATTATCGCTCAGTTAGTCTTACGTGACAAATGGAAATAAAGTTTGGCTAAAAAAGTTCCAAAAATAATAAAAGAGATTAGAAATAATCCTCCTCAAGGGGTAAACTTTGCTTTTCAAAAGAACATTTCATATTCACAAATGTCTCTTTTTAGGCAATGTCCCCATAGATGGAAACTACAATATAAAGATAAAGTAAAAACTTTTACTTCCTCTATTCATACTGTATTTGGAACCGCCATACATGAGACCATTCAACATTACTTAGATGTAATGTATAATGAAAGTGCTACAAAGGCAGATCAAATTAATTTGGAAGAAAACTTTCAATCTAATTTTATTAACGAATACCAAAAGCAATATAAATCAAATTCTAATTCACATTTCTCCTCTGCTGAGGAAATGAGAGAATTTTTTGAAGATGGAATAGCTATTTTAGAGTGGTTAAGAAAAAAACGAGGTAAATACTTTTCTAAACGTGGCTGGCATTTGGTAGGATGTGAGATACCGTTAGTTATAGCGCCTAATAAACTTTATAACAATATCCTGTATACTGGGTTTCTAGACGTAGTATTATACCACGAACCCACCAATAAATTCAAAATTATTGATATTAAAACCAGTACTAGAGGATGGAGGGATCAGGATAAAAAGAATGAAGATAAACAATACCAACTTTTATTATATAAACAATTCTTTTCAGAACAATATCATGTTAACTTAGATGATATTGAGATAGAATTTTTTATTGTTAAAAGAAAAGTATTAGATTGGGATGATGAAAATATAATGTCCCCACATCAGGCTTATAGAGTTCAAGTTTTTACACCACCTAGTGGGAAAATAAAATTAGGAAGAGCTAAAAACGCTATTAACAGTTTTATAAATGAATGTTTTAATACTAATGGAGAAATAAAAGAAATTGAATACCCAAAATCTGTATCTAAATGGAATTGTGGATTTTGTCCCTTTAAAGAAGATAAGGAAAATTGCGGGGAAGGTATAATTTTTTAAGATCTTCATATATTTATATATAAACAATGTTATTAAAATAAAGATTATGAGTTCAAAAAAAGACATGACACTTACTAGTGTCAAAGTTCAAAGTGATTTATTCGAGAATTTTAAGATTGAATGTGTT